ATATTATAGATTATTTGGGGAACAAAATGGACTTAAGAGCATTAATGCAGAAGTTGGAAACAATCGATAAAAAACAGATCGTTACGGAATCTGTAGAGACAAAGAAAGTTATTACAGAATCAGTAGCACCTGTTCGTCAGTCTACAGTACCTGTTTTTAAAAGCTCTATTGCACGTGGCCTAGTTGAACAATTTGGTTATGAGATTGAAGAATCTACGTTAACTGAAAATCCACACGCTAGTGATCCTGCTAAATCAGCAGCATGGGCAGCATTAAGTCCCGAAGATCAGAAATGGTTAGGTGGTGCTGATCCAACTGATAAATTTATTTTAGCTCGTGCTCCTAACAAAGGTAAGCCAGCGGCAGCTCCTGCTGTACAAAAAGTAGATCCCAATCAAGCAGATAGAGATGATGCAGAAATGGGCGCTGCTGGAAGAGCTATGGCCGCTGGGGGCAATTCAACAAGTGCTGCCACTGGAGTAGGCAATCCAGGTGAAGAAGCAGCAGCTCAGGCTGCGGCAGATAGGACAGCCGCTATTGGCGCTGGTCAAGATGCTGAGATGGCAGACATGGGTGCCGCGATGACTGCAAATGCCGCCCAATCTGCCGCACTAGCATCCGGTGCACAAGACGATGTAACAGGTGTTGACAAAGCTGTAGCAGCCAATGCTGCTCAGCCAGCAACGACTACAGCAGCCGCACCGACAGGCGGAGCAGCGGCAAGTCCAGCTAAGCCAAAGCCTACACCAGACCCTAAAGTAATGGCAATGCAACAAGAGTTGATTAAGAAAGGTGCTAAAATTAAAGCAGACGGCATTTTAGGTCCAGCTACAGCAGCCGCACAAAAACAATTTGGTGCACCAGGTACAGATTTATCAGGTCGTATGACAGCGGCCACTGATCCAAGAGTTGTGGGTGGTACAGCGGCTAGTCCAGCTAAGCCAGCACCTTATAATGCAGCCAAAGATAGTCAAGCTGCTTCTGCCGCAATGGCTAAGCCTGCGCCAACAGGTGGTACAGCGGCTAGTCCAGCTGCACCTGTAGATCCAACTAAGCTATCAGTTAGTCAAAGAATAGCAACACAGCCATCTATAATTGATCAAGGTAGAGCAAAATTAGGTATTCCGGCAGGCGGAACATCTCCCGCAAAAGAAAGCGTTGTTAGACAAGACGATGCTGTGCTGGCAATGATTCGAAATATTCGAGTATAACAAAAAAGCACCCTAGGGTGCTTTTTTAATGCCAGTTGCCTTTTATACAATGCAGTAATTCGTGCCCTAATATATGCATACTTGTATTTTTAGGAACAACTATAGTGCATTGAGTTAAATCACCGTTCCAAAATGCACAGCTATTGATAGCAGATTTATATTCACTAAATCCTCTGTTTCGTGCTTCCTTGTTACATAATCCCAAAACATTGTCAGTAGGAACAATAGTCAACTGAATTTGTTTTTGACCGTTGGTAACGTCAAATTTCTTACTGGGATTATCCCATTCATAGAAAGATTGAGCACCAACACTAGTAGTAAAAATTAAAGATAACAGTGTAATATGTTTCATACGACAATTATACAACATTTGAATTAAGTAGTCAACTCAGTTTGGCTGGATTACTGTTGACCTATGCTGATAATTATTGTATAATATCATTATGAATTATACTTTACAAGAATTTCCCAATATAGGATTTGTTAGTGCATCGTTCACTGACGAGGAATTAGCCCCTATTACAAAAGAAATTCAAATCATTAGCAATAATTTTGAAAATTCTTCAAAAGTTAATAAGGAACTAGCAGGCAATATTGTCAACGAATATAAATTAATTGATAGTAGAAACTGTATTAGTGAACTAATACTTCCATATATAAAATTATACGATGATAATTATCATTATTTGAAAGATATGAACATGTTATCAAAACATTGTCCAGTGGTGCTGGATGGATTCTGGGTAAATTTTCAAAAAAAACACGAATTCAATCCAAATCATAATCATACAGGTGTTATGTCTTTTGTTATTTGGATAGATATTCCTTATACTATAGACGAAGAAAAAATAGCCAGCCCTGGAAAATACGGAAACCTTAATGTATCTGGCCAATTTGAATTTCAATACATTAACAGTATTGGAACTGTTAGTTCATATATTATTGAAACCGATAAATCTTATAATAACAAAATGATTTTGTTTCCATCTAAAATGATACATTGCGTTTATCCGTTTTATTCATCAGATGAATTTAGGATATCAGTATCTGGAAATTTTAATCTTAAGGTTGCTTAATTTAAATTAAACAGTTATAATGTATAGATCAACATAGGAGAATATTTATGTCAACAAGAATGTACGGACCCGAAGAAAAAGCCAAACTAGAACGACTTATTAACGAAGGATCAACCGTTCTTCGTGAAATTGAAGATTTGAAGGAAGGGCTAAAAGAAACTGTTAAAGCAGTAGCAGAAGAATTAGAAGTTAAACCTAGCATTATTAACAGAGCCATTTCTATTGCACATAAAGACAATTGGAAAGAACACGAGCAAGCATGGAATGATATTGAAATGATTCTTGGCGTTACTAATCGATTACCTAAAGATGAATGAATTACTAAAGCCAACATTTGATTGGATTCAAGATGACTTTAAGTCTAACAGAATTCGCTTTATTGTTGAGTTGTTTGCTTGGGCTATCAGCATTGGTTGCAGTATTACTATGGCGGTCACGGTCCCGACTCCACCGCTTCTTACTCTGTATCCTATTTGGATTCTTGGTTGTGCCATGTATGCTTGGGCTGCTTGGACTAGGAAATCTTTTGGTATGCTGGCTAACTATATTTTGCTAACCACGATAGACACTGTTGGCTTAGTAAGAATGATAATTAATTAAATAAACAGTAGATGGTAGGCGGGCCATAATCCGCATGTTGGTATTTGCAAGCCGTAAATTGCATAGGAGAGATTAATTTGTATGTAGACGCATTTTTTCAGCGTGACGCTGATATCGTTAAAATTGTAGAACGCAATAACGAAGGAAAACGAGTATTTAAAGAGTTTCCCGTACGTTATACGTTTTATCACACAGACCCTCGAGGTAAATTCCAAAGTATCTATGGAGAACCGTTAAGCAGGGTCGTTTGTAAAAACTCCAAAGATTTCCGTAAAGAATTAAGCATACATAACAATAAAAAGTTGTATGAAGCAGATATCAATCCGATATTTGTTACACTTAGCGAAAATTATCTAAATCAAGACGCACCAAAACTTAATGTAGCTTTTTGGGATATTGAGGTGGACTTTGATCCAGAACGTGGCTACGCATCGCCAGAAGATGCATTCATGCCAATCACTGCTATTGCTGTTCACCTACAATGGTTAGATACTCTTATTTGTTTAGCTATACCCCCAAAGGGCATGAGCATTAAACAAGCCGAAGAATTAGTTAAAGATTTCCCCAATACACATATCTTTGACAATGAGGCAGACATGTTAGATACATTCTTGAATATTATTCAAGATGCCGACATCCTTAGCGGTTGGAACAGTGAAGGCTTTGATATGCCCTATACTGTTAACCGCATTACTAAAGTGTTAAGCAAAGATGACACACGTAGACTTTGCCTGTGGGATCAATTCCCTAAGAAGCGTGAATACGAAAAGTACGGTAAGATTGCCACTACATATGACCTACACGGTCGTGTACACTTAGACAGTCTTGAACTTTATCGAAAGTATACATATGAAGAACGTCACACCTATCGATTAGATGCTATTGGTGAGATGGAAATCGGTGAATCAAAGACTGTCTACGAAGGTACATTGGATCAACTGTATAACAACGACTTTCGCAAGTTTGTTCAATATAACAGACAAGACTGTGCATTGTTAGATAAACTTGATAAGAAACTAAAGTTTATTGACTTGTCAAACAAGCTAGCACACGAATGCACAGTATTGCTACAGACCACTATGGGCGCCGTAGCTGTTACTGAACAGGCTATTATTAACGAATGTCATCGTAGAGGATTTCAAGTTCCTAATAGACCTAAACGTGATGAAAATGCTGATAACGGTGCCGCTGGTGCGTATGTTGCTTATCCTAAAGAAGGCATACACGACTGGATTGGATCATTAGACATTAACAGTCTATATCCTAGTGCCATTCGTGCGCTTAATATGGGCCCAGAAACTATTGTTGGACAGTTACGTCAAGACAATACTAAAGCATATCTAGAAGATTTGCAGGCCAAAGGCAAATCATTTGCGGCAGCTTGGGAAGGTATGTTTGGTTCATTAGAATACACAGCAGTAATGAATAAAGAAATTGGTACTGAGATTACTATTGATTGGGAAGATGGGAGCGTTGACAAACTAAGTGCTGCCGAGGTATATCAATTAATATTCGACAGTAATCAACCATTTATTTTAAGTGCTAATGGTACTATCTTTACCTATGAGAAAGAAGGTATTATTCCCGGATTGTTAAAACGCTGGTATGCTGAACGTAAAGAGATGCAGGCCAAACTAAAAGAATGTATTAAAGCTGGGAATACTGTTGAAGAAGAATACTGGGACAAGCGACAGCTCGTTAAAAAAATTAATCTTAATAGTTTGTATGGTGCCATTCTTAATCCCGGTTGCAGATTCTTTGACAAGCGTATTGGACAAAGTACTACATTGACTGGTCGCGCTATTGCTAAACACATGGCTGGCAAAGTTAATGAAATTATTACAGGAGATAATAACCATGTTGGAAAAGCTATTATCTACGGTGACACTGATAGTTGTTATTTTTCTGCTTATAAGACGCTTAAGAAAGATATCGACTCGGGAGCGATTCCGTGGACAAAAGAAACAGTAATACAATTATATGACCAAATTGCCGAAGAAGTAAATTCAACATTTCCACAATTTATGCTAGATGCATTTCACACTCCAAAAACACGTGGAGAAGTTATTAAAGCAGGTCGTGAGATTGTTGGCAGTAAGAGTTTGTTTATTACTAAGAAACGTTATGCTGTTCTTTACTATGATAAGGAAGGTAAACGGC